AAATTGTTTCAGTTAAATCGCACGGAGTTGACATCACTAGCTGGGTCAACATTGATTATATGTTTGATCTTGTTCGTGATTACATAGCAGAGGCTGACTATCATTGGTCAGATCATGGAGATTGATATGAATATCTTTTATCTAAGTAGCTGTCCACGCCAAGCCGCCAGAGATATGTGTGACCAACACGTTGTCAAGATGCCGCTTGAGACTGCACAGATTTTGTCCACGGCTCATCGTGTTGTCGATGGTACAATGGTGATCGGACAATCTTCTTCAGGCCGTAAAGCTAAACGCTGGGTGCTGGATAAGTATGACGATAAGTTTTATCTTGCGGCTCATGTCAATCATCCCAGCACTGTCTGGGCCAGAGAAAGTATTGAGCATTACGAGTGGCTGTATGAACACTTTGAAGCTCTCAGTAGAGAGTTTGAGAATCGCTTCAAGCACAGCCACAAAAGCTGGAACAAGCTAAAGTTTTTTACAAGCAAGGCTCCGCAAAACATTGAAAGCTCTGGGTTTGTTGAGCCGCCACAGTGTATGCCTGACGAGTACAAAGATCCTGATACTGTCAAGGCGTACAAAAAATATTATGACTTTAAGTTTCACGATTGGATGGAGAAGGGGAGGCCCATGAGATGGACAGAAGCCGTATAAAAGAATTCTTTTTTCTTTTGCGTCACTCGCCTGAGTATTTGTATGCTTTGGTGATAGTGACTTTTTTTTCTATTGGCATTCTTATTGGTAATTATATTAAATCAGGAGAGATCTTTTGAAAAAATATATTCATGTCAATCAACATAAAATTCGTGCGAACAAGAAGCACGGTACGGACGAGCCTGTAATTACAATTAAAGCAGGACGTAGTAATACTTACTGTCACGAGGTCGAAATACTTGGCAATAGTGTGATAAGATATAGCGGCAACGGCAAGCCGATACTATCCTGTGGTGCGCGTGTTGTTATTGAAACCGAATCCGATGTAAAAATTGTGAGGTAACGATGAGCATTGATGATGCAACCCCTGAAGAATGGAATAGATCTAGATCCAAAACCATAACCGGAAAACTTTTTCACCCCGAAGATAAACATCATCCGGTTACTAAACCCCAGCACTACAACAAAGGTGGGATAGAAGCTATTGATTATATTAAACAACAGCTTGGCCCCGGCTTTGGAGACTACTGTGCTGGGAATGTTATGAAGTATCTTCATAGGTTTAAATACAAAAATGGAATAGAAGATCTGAAAAAAGCACAGGTCTATTTAAGTTGGTTGATTGAGGATCAAACAAAGTGAGGAAACTTCTTGAGCGTCTTAAACAAGATAACGAATTTTATTACTCCGATATTCATGGTCGCAGGCACTATGCAAATGTGATGGCGGCAGGCTTGGAGCTTGCTGACTACTTCAAACTTAATCCAAAACTCTTTAAGTACTTTGCGTATCTCCATGATTCTTGTAGAAAAAATGAAGGCCATGATCCACTGCATGGACAACGTGCGGCAGAATATATTGAGTCTGTGAAACACTTAATTGATTTATGTACGGCAGAGCGTTGGATGTTACAGTCTGCCTGTGCGATGCACACCCACGCGCAACCGTGGGATGGTCACAAATACACACTGTTTGAGAAGTGTGCTTTTGATTCAGACCGCTCTGATATAGGGCGTGTTTGTTTTGCTGTTGATCCAACATATTTATTTACTCGCAGAGGCAAGGAGCTTTTTACAGATGAACAAGAATATTACCAACAAGATAGATGGGCGGGAGTATACGCCTGAAGAAATCGAATATAGTTCTCGTATTCAAAAGAGTGCTACTCCCAAGGGAACATTAGATTGGTATTTAAAATGGGTGGCTAGTGTATGGCTAATCGCCGCCATTTCTTTTCGTAGTACAGGTCTACCGGAGCTACAAATATATGATATGCTTTTAAGTTTCGCTGGTACTGCGCTATGGGCTGTCGTTGGATTTATGTGGAGGGATCGTGCAATCATTGTAATCAATACTATCGCGGCTGTCATGTTACTTGGCGGCTTACTTTCTCAAATAGTCGGTGGAGTCTAACATGAACTTCGATCAATATCAAGAGCAAGCATCATCAACTGCGCTGTACAAAGATAAATTTTACCCCATTGCATCCCTGATGGTGGAGGCGGCTGAGTTATCCGACCTTTTTATCAAGCCGATGTTGCGGGGAGATGACCGTAAAGTAGAACGTCAAGATGTAGTTTCAGAAGCCGGGGATGTATTGTGGAATCTTGCCATGATCCTGAAAGATCACGGGGTTGACTTGTCTGAAGTAGCCGCGTATAATCTCGCTAAACTTCAGAGTCGTGCTGACCGTGGAGTGATTAAAGGATCTGGAGGTAATCGTTGAAAATTATACAAGGTAACTTTAACAAAGATAAATCAAAGTCTCTTGATGATAAAGTTTTAGAAGGTCTTACTCAACTTAAAAATCAATCTAATGATGAAGAGATTCGATATCCATTTATTTTAATTGTTGATACTGGAGAAGACTTAAAAGTTGTATCCGATATAGACATGGAAAAATTTAATTTGTTGTTGGACTTAGTAAAAATGACCGTGCTTACTGGTAATTATGATTAGGGGGAACTGTGGAGGAAGAACCATTTAATATTGAAGATGCTTTGTGTAAAGCGTTTGTTATGAGCTTGGGTACAGGCTTGCCCTCACCTCAAGCAATGAAGAATATGATTAGTTGGATTAATATTCAGGCTCGTAAAGAGCGGGAACAATTAACAACTGATTATGTGTACAAGTGCATTCCGCACTATATTACTTTTTTGTTTAATAAATCGTAGGAGATTTAACTATGGCTCTTGTTGAAGGTGTTGCATATTGGGCATCCGTTACCACACCAAACACAACTTACACTCCGGTGTATACTGTAAATCTTGTGGTATCCGATGAGGTTGCAAATGATTTTAGATCTCGTGGCTTCACGGTAAAAGATATGGAAGAAGGCCCAGCACTTCTTATCAAGCGTAAAGTAAATGGACCCAACGGTATGGTGCGTCCAGCGCCAAAGCTTTTGGATCAAAACAAACAGCCTTTGAGCGTTAGTGTCGGCAACGGCAGTAAGGTTAAGGTGCAGTACAAAGAGTGGGAGTCCACTTGGAACGGCACCCTGTACAAAGGCTTGGACTTTCAGGCAATGCAAGTTCTTGAGTTGGTGGAGTATGCCAGCCCAGATGGTGCAGAGTTTGATATCGTTGATGGCGAAGATGGAGATGAACTTTAATGTGGAGATACACACACGAGGATAAAGTCTACGATGTTGAAAAGATTTCTCCAGAAGGTCAGGCAACTTTCATGTTGATCGCTGATGTTCAAAAGAGAATTGAAGATCTTGAAACAAACATGACTATCAATCAAGCGGCGGCAGTAGCACTGCATCAGAAGATGCAAGAGCTTCTTATTGATGATGCAATCGTAGAGGACGATGACACGGAGGAATAAGTATGGGCGACTTTGTGGCCTATCAGAAACCTTGTCCAAGTTGCGGAGGCAGTGATCCTGTCTCCGTAAATTCAAACGGTTCTGCAAAGTGTTTTAGTTGTGGAACCTTTTTCAAAGACTACGAATCTGCAATGGGAGGCAACGTGGCAGACTTCAATAGCTTCAAAAGATCCAATGATAATACTCCCTTCACCAACAGCGTTTATCACGCACTCACCGACAGATCCATTTCTCTTGAAACTGCAAAGAAATTTGGTGTTCGTTCAGTCAAAGACGAGCAGGGTAATATTATTCAGCATCACTACCCCGCATACATTAACAACGAAGAAGTTGCTACGAAGGTTCGCAATGCAGACAAAACATTTACTTGGTCAGGCTCACCCAAGGGAACTGGCCTTTTTGGTCAGCAAGTGGCGCAGGCGGGTGGCAAATACATTACGATCACTGAAGGTGAATGTGATGCTATGGCGGCATACGAACTTTTGGGGAGTAAATGGCCGGTTGTATCTGTTAAAAATGGAGCGCAAGGCGCGGCACGGGATGTTCAAGAAAACCTTGAGTTCCTTGAATCGTTTGATACGGTGGTTATTTCTTTCGACAACGACAAGCCCGGACGAGAAGCCGCAAAGAAAGTGGCGCGTATCATCAAGCCGGGGAAAGCTAAAATACTTTCACTTCCTGCTGAATTCAAAGACCCTAACGAGATGCTCAAGCTGGGTCACCACAAAGCTTACGTCACTGCATGGTGGGCTTCAAAACTTTATACGCCATCTGGGATTCTGAATGTCAGTGAAGAACGTGAGAACTACAAAAAGCGTGAGCGCAAAGAATCTATTCCATATCCTTGGAGTGGACTCAATGTAAAGCTTGACGGCTTGCGGCAGGGCGAACTAATCACACTGACGGGCGGCACAGGTCTAGGTAAATCTAGTGTTACTCGTGAGCTTGAACACTGGCTCATCACTAATACTAACGACAAGGTGGGCGTCATTGCTCTTGAAGAGGATTGGCGTAGAACTGTTGATGGTATATTATCTATTGAAGCCAATGCCCGTTTGCATATTGATAGTGTTCGCGCTCAGTTTAGTGAAGAAGAGATAGATAATTTCTTCAATGTACTTTACGATGGCGAAAATAAAAACCGTGTCTTTGTTCATGCCCACCTTGGGATGAATGATGTTGATAGCGTGTTTTCTAAACTACGCTTTATGGCAATGGGCCTTGAGTGTAAGTGGATAGTATTTGACCACTTGCATATGCTCCTGTCGATGACAACGGACGGTGACGAGCGCCGTAACATTGATTCTATAATGCACAACTTCAGAACGCTGGTTGAAGAAACAGGCGTTGGTCTAATACTTGTGTCTCACCTCAGAAGGATTGATGGTAATCGTGGTCACGAGAATGGTATTGAGACAGGACTCAACCATCTACGCGGCTCACAAAGTATCGCTCAGTTGTCAGACTGCGTGATATCTTTGGAGCGTAATCAGCAATCAGAAGATCCGGTGGAGGCCAGTACCACACGAGTCCGTGTACTAAAATCTAGATACACTGGTGATGTAGGTCTAGCCACGCACTTGTTTTACGACAAGGATAGTGGTAGGCTCAGTGAAATAGCTATGGAAGTAGAAGAACAAGATGAGATTGAGCTATGAAAAGCATTGTCTTTGACATTGAAGCAGACAGTTTAGAACCGACAAAGATCTGGTGTATCGCCGCAGTTGATCCTGACTCTGGCGAAACCAAAACCTTTGGCCCTACAGAAATTGTTCAGGGCTTGGCCCACTTA